GAATGTGCAGCTACTATTAAGCTATCTGCTTCTTAATTTCAATTTTTAGGGTATCTTATTATTAGATACCCTTTTTTATACTCATGTATCATTCAACAAAGAAAAAAAAGAAAAAGAAAAAGGGTGGGAGGGATTCACTCAAAATAAAAAAGTATTAAATCATGGCTGTAGCTGCAACCACAGAACTTGAAGCAATCAACATAATGATGGCTGCTATAGGAGAAGCACCTGTAAACACACTTACAGGCTCACTACCTGTAGATGTAAAAATTGCTCAATCAACTTTAGTAGAAATAAACAAATCAGTACAAGCTGAAGGTTGGAGTTTTAACACCGAGATAGATGTTACCCTTACTCGAAATGCTTCCAAACAAATTGTTTTACCTGTTGATGTTTTAAGAGTTGATGCAAACATACATCAACACCCAGATATAGACCCAATACAAAGAGGTTTAAAATTGTATGACAGGTTAAAGAATACCTTTGAGTTTGATGAAGATTTAATTTGTACTGTTGTTTACTTCAGAGATTTTGATGAAATACCAGAACAAGCAAGAAGTTATATTAATATAAGAGCTGCAAGAATTTTTGTAGATAGACTTGTTAGCGATCAAGGATTAAGAACATATACAAAAGAAGATGAAATAAGAGCAAGAGTAACATTAACAGAAACAGATTTAGCTAATGGAGATCACAATATGCTGAGAGGAGACCCTTCATTAACAACTGTATTCGGCACTTACAGCCCTGCAAATGGACTTATTAGATAGCTATGCCATTAATTTCAAGAGCTATACCTACTTTATTAAGAGGTGTATCGCAATCTTCTGACTCTTTAAAACAGGCAGATCACGCAGACATACAAGATAATGCAGACAGTAATCCAGTTCTAGGTCTTACTAAAAGGTCTGGACTAAATTATTTGACATCATTATCTAGTAGTCCTTTAGGTAATGTTCATATACAAACTATAAATAGAGATACAACTGAACAGTATGTAGCAGTATTTAGTAATGGTAATGTTAAAGTTTTTGAGTTAGATGGTACAGAAAAAACTGTAAACAAACCTGATGGTACAACATACCTAAACACCTCAGACCCTAGAAGTGTAATTAAAACAGTTACTATTGCTGATTTTACTTTTGTTGTAAATACAGGAATCATAACAGCTATGGATTCTACCTTGTCTGCTGGCACAGATACGCAAGCTATTGTATTTATAAATCAAGCTGTAGCAAATACAACTTATACAGTTACGGTTGATGGAGTTACGGTTACAGATAATACTTCTGGCGATAATCCGCTATCAACTGATACTGTAGCTGCCGATATAAAGTCTGGTCTTGATTCTGGTTTAAGTGGTTTTACGATAGCAAGAAATGGACCAGTACTACATATCAAAAAAAATGATGGGTCTAATTTTTCTATAGATGGTAGTGATACTCAAGGTGATACAAAGATGACAATAATAAAAGACTCAGTACAAAGGTTTACTGACTTGCCTACAGTTTCACCTAACGGTTATGTAGTAGAAGTAAAAGGTGATGAAGATACAAACTTTGATAACTACTATGTAAAATTTGTCACTAATAATGGTGGTACTTTTGAAGAAGGTCAATGGGAAGAAACTGTTGAAGATGGCATACCTTTTAAATTTGATTACGATAAAATGCCACACGTTTTAGTACGTCAGGCAGATGGTAATTTTAGATTTGCAAGAGTAGATGGAGATACTTATAGCGTTACTGTTGGTGGTACAACAGCAAGTTATACCTTACCTAAATGGGGTGAACGTACTGCTGGCGATCTTGAGTCTGCACCTGACCCTTCTTTTATTGGTAGAAATATAAATAATGTTTTCTTTTTTAGAAATAGGTTAGGTTTCTTAGCAGGTGATAATGTAATTCTTTCTGAAGTATCTAAGTTTTTTAATTTCTTTCCAGAAACAGTTATATCTGTTTTAGATAGTGAACCTATAGATGTTGCTGCTTCACATACAAAAGTTGCGATATTAAAACACGCAGTAACTATGGGTGAAAGGTTGATTTTATTTAGTGAACAAACACAATTTACCTTAACAAGTTCAGCCGATAACCTAACACCAAAATCAGCTAACGTACTTGTAGCAACAGAATTTGAAAGTAGTGCTGCTGCTGCACCTGTTGGTTCTGGTAGTTCAATTTATTTTCTTACTAAAAAAGGTTCTTTCGCTGGTGTCAGAGAATATATAACTCAAGGCGATAGTCAAATTAAAGATGCTGCTAACACAACAATTCATGTACCAAAACTTATACCAAGTAATATTTTTAAAATGGCTGTATCTAATAACCAAGATGTATTGGTTTTGCTAGGTTCAGATAATCCTAATAAGTTGTATTTAAACAGATGGTTATATGGTGAAAATTTTTCTAAAGTTTTAAATGCTTGGTTTACTTTTACAATAAATTCAGATAGAAAATTTTTAAATATTGATTTTATTGGTACTGATTTGTTTGCAGTAATAGAAGAAGATAATAAAGTTACTTTAGAAAAAATACCATTTGAAACAGATTTTAGAGAACCTAACTCTGAATTTGAATTTTACTTAGACCATAAAGTAACTGAAGCAACTACAGGTGTATCTGTTGCATATAACTCTGGTACTGATGTGACTACATTTACTGTGCCATATCGACTAAGAAAAAAGATGACAGTAGTAGGTAGGTATTTAGCATCTGGCGAAACAAGTACTTTTGTAGATACACAAGGCAACACAAAAACATTAAAGTCTGGACAAGTCTTACAAACTGCAAATGCTACAGATGGCAGTACAAGCACAATAACTATTAGCGGTGATTACAGAAATAGTAAATTTATTATTGGTGAACCTTTTGAAATGCACTATAGATTCAGCAAACAAAGATTAACTGGACAACAGGGAGCAAGTGAACTGTTAAGTGGCAGATTACAAATACATCATTTCTATATCAAATATGAAGATTCATCTTTCTTTCAAGTAGAAGTAACTCCTGAGAATAGAGATACAAGTATTCATAAATTTAGTGGTAGGTTACTAGGTTCTAACTCTAGTGTTATTGGTCAGATAAATTTAGATACAGGAACTTTTAAAGTACCTGTTATGAGTAAATCAGATAGAGTTGATATTGATATAAAGAACAGTACATTCTTACCAACACGAATTGCTAGTGCAGAATACGAAGGAATATTCCACATGAAAGGCAGAAGAATGTAGATGGGATATTTAAGAAAAGCAACTTTAAAAGACTTTAAATATGTTGTAAGCAATATGAGAGTTATGGATAAAATAGAAGCAAAATATCAAACAGGTTTAGACCCAGAAGAAGCTTTGAGTTATACGTTTTTGGGTAGTGAAATAAATATGGCTATTGCTGATGATAACGACCAACCAATAGGATTATGTGGTGTTATAAAAGATGGGTGTATATGGTGTGTTGCTACAGATGATTTATATTCTAATAAAAAATATAGAATACAATTAATAAGACAAGGCAAAGTATGGGTTGATAATCTACTTGAGTCTTATAAAATGCTTTATAATTATGTATATGCAGAAAACAGTTCTGCTATAAAATGGTTAAAAGCTCTTGGATTTACTTTTGTAAATTATCACAAAGAGTTTGGTAAAGAACAAAAACCTTTTTACGAATTTTTGAGGATAGCCTAAATGTGTCTTGCTGCTGCAATAGGATTAACAGGTAAAGCAGCTTTAGCGTTTAATGTTGGCTTGGGTCTTACTGCTGCTAATGCTGTAGCTGGTAATATGGCTGCCAGATCAAAAGCTAAACAAGTAGCACAACAAGGACAGATAGCTTTTAAAAATGCTGAGAATGATAAGAGACAACAACAGATGGCTTTAGCTGAACAAAAAGAAGCTAAAGAAAAAGCAGAAGCACAAAATAAATTTGCTAACAATATAAAAACTTTACAAGCTATGTCATCTATAAGAGCTTCAGAACAATCTGGTACTACTGTGGCACTACTATTAAGAGATCAAGGATTACAAGGAGCTAACTTTAACGAATCAATAAATCAAACTATGGAGTCTTATAGAAGGCAATATCTAAGAAATATTGATGCAACGGAAGCAACATTTATGGACCGTAGAAATCAAATACAAAGTAATATAAATGAAGCATATAATCAGATACCCACACTAGCTGAAACGGTGTTACAAATAGGTGTAGGTGGTCTTAACAGTTTTACTTCAGCTACAGCAATTTCGTAAATTATGACAGACAGTTTTAAAAGCACAGCAGCTACAAACATCTACGATCAAGCTGTCAATACTTATTTTAATCCTGTATCGGTTTTACCAGAGACAGGAATTATGGGTATTGCAAGAGCTTTAAAAAATAATAATCCAGACCTTCAAAGATATTTAGGTAATGTTATCGAAGAAGAAAAACAGAAAGGGGTATTGCAAGGTGAACTAGAAGTTTTGATGGCTAATCCTGAAAGACTTAAAGAAATTACAGATGCCTTAAAAACACAAGATAAAGGTGTAGCAAAGAATGTATTAAGTAAAAATTTATTTGTTAGAGCTGGTATTGAAAAACGGTTAGCAATAAATCATGGTTTATCACAAGAAGGTAAGTTAACTAATTATTTAAACAACAAATTAATTGAAGTAGAAGGTGATGATGGAAGTGTAAGACAAGTACCTTTAAAAGAATTTGATGTAAATTCAGATGAATTTAAAACTTCTATTAATGACTTTAATGCAGAAAACAGAGCTGATTTAAAAGGTATTAGACCTGAATTTGTTAATAATTATTTTATGCCAGAAGCAGCTAAAGCAGTTTCAAAAGCATACGTTAATCAAGAAAAAAATAATCAAGAATTTATTTCTAACTTACAAAACAGCAGTTTTACAGATACAGTTTTAGCAAACTTTTCAACAATAGATTTCAATAAATTAGACGATATAGATGTTACTAATCCTGAATCAAAACTAAATTTAGCTATAAAAGCTATTAATGAAGAAGCAACACTTTTAGATTCATTAGGAGCTACATCTACTGTTAGTCCTACAGGTATGACAAAAAATGCTTTGCATCTAGCAGAAGTCATATTCGATATTAATTTAAAGAAAAACAAAAGCGGAGTTGTTGCAGTAAGAAATTTTAAAAATGTTATTGGTCAAGTAAAAGTAGGACCAAAGATAACACTAAAAGATGGCACAGTAGTTCAAGATACCTTGATGAAATATCTTGGCGAAGATTGGAATAAGATGATGTCTCGTATGATTACTGCTGAAAATAATTACGATACTTTTAAAGAAAAGAAAATAAATAAGATAATTAAACCAAGAATTGAAGAAGCTTTAAAAGATTTTGAGTTTACTACAACAGGGGAAAGCGGAGAGACAGTTCGTAATACAGAAGCCTTGAATAAACTAGCAGTAATTTTTAAAGATACCCCAGATGTATTTTTAGATGTTATAGAAGATTTAGATATATCACGTGATGAATTTTATGATGACTTTGCTACAAAAATAATAAATAAAAACTTTGCTAGTCCGTTACAAGCATTGAATGAATTAAGAAAATTTGAAGTTAGTCTTGGAAAAACAATTACAGAAGAAGATACTACAGAGTTGAACGAGTTAAAAAATATGATTACAACTCATTTAGGTAAAGATAGATTAGCTATATACAGACCAAGAATAAAAGAATTAATAGAAGATAGCAAAGATTTATTAGGTGGTAATAATCAAGTAAACCCTTGGAGAAAAAGAACTGGGGTACAACTTTATTTTTCTGATGCAACACAATTTTTAAATAAAGAAATTATAAGAATTTCAAAAGAAGCTAAAACAACTGAAGAGTTTCAAACAGGCATAGAAGAAGTAATGAAAAATTATAGAAAAGACATTTTACGATTAAATAATAATAAAACACTTAAAACTTATAAGTTGAAAGAAAGTGGTTTATGGTTTGAAGCACAAGAAGAATTAGGTATTGATCTTAAAGATGAAGGTGAAAATGCACCTCCAATAAAAGTATCACAAGAAGAATTTAATAAACTACTTGAAAAAGGCAGAATAGAAGAAGATAGTGATGGTAATTTTAATAGAGTAGATGATGGTAGACGAGTTGATATTATTCCAGATAATACAGGTGGTGAGAACAAAAACGGTGGATTCAAAGGTTGGATTAAAAACTTATTTACAGATGACGTAAGTATGAACACTACAGATGGTGGAGTCATACCAGTATCTAATAAAATTCAAGCAGGGGAAGGGGGTGCAGAAGTACCTACCGAAGCAGGGGAGAACATGGAAAGAGGAGAAGGTGTCTTAAAAAATAATTTAAAATTAACTCTTGATAAGTTTGACCAGTTCAAGGGTGCTGTTTCTTATGGTAGTGGTGGTAGAGGTAGTAATTTAGAGAATGATAAAAACTTTATAACCAAGATTGAAAAAGATGGATTTAGTCATGCTTATGCAGACAAGTCATCTAAACAAGTTGTAGACAAAGCAAAAGAAATATATACTGATCTAGTTATGAATAACACAAAAGAAAATATAGAAGCTAAATATGCAATAGCACAAATGGTACTTACTGAAGCAATATTAAGTAGTGAAGATGATATATTTGGTGTAATGCAATCAGTTCTAATGCGAGTAGCAAGAGCAAGATTAGGTGTAAGAGAATATCCTTATGGAGTATATTCAACAGATATAATTACAGAAATGCTAAGACCTTATCAGTATGTTGGATTAAAAGATGCAGGTGTAACAACTAAAGAACAATTATTAGAAAAAGCACCAATTAAGGAGAATGAAGAGACATTGAAACGAGTAATTGATATTCTATGGAATATAGACCCAACAGGTTCAAAAGTAATTATTTAACATGGCTGAAGAAAAAAAAGATAACACAGCTCAAGTGCCAGAACCAATAGCACTTGACCCTTTTGATAATACGTTTATCAAGTTTGATAATAATGTTGCTTATGAACCAGAAACTACAGGTGGAAATAATACACAAGTAAATAGTTATTTTGATTGGAACCAAGATATAAGTATGAAAGATACTTATAACTCTTTATTTAAAGATGACGAATTTACCATGTTCAATGATGATGATGAATCAGATGATGGTGGTAATTTTTCTTTCTATAAAGAAAATATGTTTGACCCTTCACAGGAGTTAACTTCTTTATATCTACAGGCTGAAGGTAATACTGAAAAAGCAAAAGAACAAATAAATAGTCATATAAGTGACGGAGCTTTGAACTTTATTGGGTACAAAGAATATATCTTGCGTAATATGAAAAGGCCAAAACAAAGAATAGAAGCACAAAACATATTTGAAAAACATACAGGAATTAGATTTTGGGATTTTCTAAATGACGGTATTCCTTTAAATGTAGTTGACAGCGAAGAATTTCAAGATGGATTAAACAAAGTTATAGCTGAATATGACGAGAAAGGTATTGAGTGGGAAAACCCAGATAGAAATAATTTAAAACCTTGGGTCAGACAAGTACAAGGTCTTGGGTTAGAGATCGGTGGAGGTTTGGCTACTGATGTTGCTACTGCACCTCTACTCGGTATGGGTCCTTGGGGTGTTACAGCTAATGTTGTTGTTAATTTTGGTGTTGGTTGGGAGTTAAATATTGCTTCACAAAAAGCAAGATTAGGTGATAAAGCTAAAGTAGGTTTTGGTGGTCAAATAAATTATGGAGAAGCTTTTGCTGCTGCTGTAGTGCAAGCTATACCTTTTGGTTCTACAGCTAAAGGTTGGAAAGGTATAAGGCAATCAGGTCTTTTTGGTGGTACTTTGGCAGGTACAGAACTAACTATTAGAACTTTAATAGACGAAAAAAGATTTCCTAGCGTACAAGAATATTTAACAGCTATAGGTTTAGGAGGTACTTTTGGTGCAACTTTTAAAGGCACTATGAATCAACTTGAAAAGTACATTAATAAGTTTGCTGATAAAAATGCTGATGAAATAAATAAGCTTATTACCAAAAATGATAAAAAGAAATTAGATAAGATTTTTTCAGTTCTTAATAAATTTAAAAAAGCTGTTGATGACAACCCAACCAAAAAAGCAAACGTAGATGGTGACGATCTTGAAGCTAATAAAATAAAAATGGTTGATGGTCAGGTAGAACCTGAAGTAAAAAATTTAGATGAATCTATAGATAATAAAACAAAAACAAAATTCAATATAGGAGAAGTAAATATAGGTGATTTTGTTTTGCCAAAAGGTTTTGTCAAAATGTCACCGAGATACGGAAATGTTGTATTAAATTTTAATTCTGATATAGATAAAGTTGCATATATATTGAGAAGTCAAAGATTTTTAAAAAAGAAACCAACTGAAACTCAAATAAGAACACAAGAAAGATTAATAAAATTACTTGAAGATCAAGGTATAAGCGTTAACACAGTAAGAAAACATGGAGATAATATACATGAAAAAATTAAAAATATTGTAAAAGAAAAAACAGGTTCTTTTAAAGCATTAGGAGAAGGTACTGCTGGATTAAAAATAGATGTACCAACAGATCAGGCATTTGTAAAAGCAAACTCTAAAGACCTTTCTTCTCCTGATTTGGGAGACAAAAATCTTAATCCAACACAAACAGTATTACTTAAATATGTTGATGAACCTAATATTACAAACTTTAAAAACTTAGTTAAAGCTTTGAAAAGTAAAGGTTGGAGTAGTCTTGAGTCAGAAACAGATCAAGAGACTTTAATAAAAGCTTTAGGACTATTTGACCCAGAACAAAAAGATTTTGCAAAAAAAATAATTGATTTATCAAAAACAAAACTAATAGAAAGTGAAGCACAAAAAATAGAAAACTTTCATGCTATTACAAAAACAAAAGAAGTTAATGCTGCCTTAGCAATAACAGCAGTTATGTCAGCAGAGAATCTCAACAATGCTAACAACGCATACCTTAAAGCTTTAAATAGTAAGAATCCAGAAAATATAGAAATAGCAATAGTTGATCTGGCAAACAAAATAGATGACATGAAAAAATGGCTAACTAATTATTTAGTACCTGCAAGTAGAGCTGGACAGACTTTAGAAAAATTAAAAATAAAAGTAAAAAAAGATATGGGTGGAAAAACAGCAGCAGAGTATATGGCTGATGAAACACCACAAACAAAAACTCTAAATGAAGAAAAGTTTGCAAATACTTTAGATGAAGTAGCTTTTAGTGCAGAAGATTTGAAGAAAGACTTATCAAGAAATTTAGAATTAGCTAAACAAACAGGTGATTATTCGGAGCTATATAGAATTGGCAAGATGATACAAGTAGCAGAAGGAGAGCCAGAAACATTATTTGGTCTGACTAAGGTTAATGCTTTCAAGCTACAAGATGATGGTGCTTTTAATAAAGGTATGAGAGTAGTAAATGAAATAGGTATTAACGGTATGTTATTTAGATTTGGTACTAATACTGCAAACCTTATCTCTGCAACTATTAACACATACTATAGACAACTAAAGTTATTTTATGGTGCAAGAAATCCAGAAGCATTTGAAGCAGCTCTAAGACATCTTGCAGCGTTACATAGCAACTATCATTTTATGAGAACAGCTTATAAAAAATCTATGAAGTTAGAAGATAACTTTATCAACATAGGTAATAGAAAGTTTGAAAATAAATTTGCAATAAAAACTGATGCAGGTGGAGCTAAAGGTGCAATAATAAACAACACAGGTAGGGCGGTTAGATTTTCTGGTAGAAACATGACCGCTACTGACGCTATGGTACAGGCTCCAAACCTTATAGCAGATGTTACTTATATGGCTTTTATAGAAGCTAAAAGACAAGGATTACAAGGTGATGAAATAAATAAATTTATCAACAAACATAAGATGGCAATACTTGAGTGGTATGCACAAAATGGTAATAAAAAACTAGATGATTTAACAAAAAGATTTTTAATTCATGCAAAGAAACAAGCTAAATTTTCAACCTTCACACAAGAGATAGATACTACTGGTCCGTTTGGAGGTATCTCTAAATATGCTGATGATAAAGCAAATCAGTTTCCTTTAGTAAGATTTATGCTTTCTTTTACGAGAACTCCTACAAACCTTAAAGAAGCTAACTACCGCAACAACCCTCTGTTTGTACCAATAGTCAATCCTGTTACTATGCAACCAATAACTTTTAATAAAGCTGCAAGTTTTATTACTGGTGGTCGTATTAAAAATGTATCTGGTATAGGTGGTAGAAATCTTAACCCTATGAGTGAAGTTTTTATACCTCAATTATCAAAGCAATTAAATAGTCCAGACCCAAAAATAAGAGCTTTAGCTATTGGAGATATTAACCATGCAATATCTGTAATAACAACTATTGGTGGTTTTGCTGTAGGTGCAAATATGCTGCTATCAGACCCTACATATATACCTCCTCTTATATTGACAGGTGGTGGACCTGATTTTGGCAAGCAACAAGGTAAAGCTATGTGGATTAATAAATATAAAAATGGTTGGCGACCATACAGTATTGGTAGATTGCAGTATGACAATAACGGAGAACCAAAAATAGGTGCAGATGGTAAACCTATTTACAGATACGATTCATACGAAGGTTGGTTAGAACCTGTTTCTGGAACTGTAAAAACTATTGTAGATGTTGTTAATTCTTTAGGTATGTTTGATGGTAAGCCTTATGACGATTTAACTACAGCTTTACACATATCCGTTTTGCAAAATATGTATAACGATACATGGACTTCACAGTTTGAAGAATTTATAAATATATTTCGTGATGCTACAGCTCCTACAGACTCTAGTGGTGATGCTGTTAAAAACTACAGAATGAGAAAAGTAGGAGATTTTATAGGTAGGCAAATTGCTTCTCGTTTACCTTTTTCTGGTTTGGTATCAGATTTAAGAAGATACCCAAATGACATATTAAGAGTGATGGGATTTAGTCATAAAGAAATAAAAGATATAAAAGGTAGTGCTTTTGGTTTTAGAGCAAATCAACAACGACCAGATACAAAAGTAAGGGCAGGTGATGTTTTAACAACAGGAGACCCTACAGACCCTAACTATGAAAAAAGTGGTGGTATGTCTATCATAAATCGTTCTATTCTTAATCAATTCACAGCAAAATATGGCATAGGTGCTGACCTACCATTTGATGTAGAACATATAACAAACGAACCAATCGAATATCCAAACAGGATAGGAGGTAACGTATTTGGTGTAAGTGTTACAAGCAAAAGCAAGAATCAACCTATATGGACAGCACTAGCACAGATAGGAAGAAGAATACAAGAACCTAGTGAATTTATAACAGGTGACTTTAGTAAAGAAGATTTTGTACCAATAAGGTTAGATGCAAATGGTTACAATGCTTTAAAAATAAGAATCAATACTTTAGAAGTTGATGTTGGATATGGAGAAGGAACTATACTTGAAAGTATGAATAGCTATTTAAAAACAGATGATTACATATCAAATAGAGATATTATTGAAGAAGAAGGTTTGAATAGTAAGGCAGGTGCGATAGCAGCTAACGCTATTTTTGCAGAACTTACATACATAAACAAAACTTATATTGGAATAGCAGAGCAAGAATATATTGACAACAACTTTTCATCAAATGAACAAGACCGTATAATGGATTATAAGTCTGGTATTCAAATAGATTACTCTGACAAATATTTAAGAAATCTATCTAACTAATCATGGCTACTAACACCGCAACGTCATCAACTACTCATACAGGTAATGGAAGTACAAATGCTTTTGCAATATCATTTTCTTTTTTAACAGATAGTGAAGTAGATGTTACCGTTGCAGGTGTATTAAAAACCATTAATACCCATTATACGATTAGTGGTTCAACTGTTACTTTTACAAGTGGCAACACCCCTGCTAATGGTGCTGCTGTTAAGTTTCAAAGAGATACAGATATTAGTGCAAAGAAAGTAGATTTTTCTGATGGTAGTGTTTTAACAGAGGTAGACCTTGATACAAGTAATGACCAAATTATATTTGCACAACAAGAAATTACAGATAAGTTAGCCAGTATAGAGGAAGGAGCTACAGGAGATCAAACAGCAGCAGAGATCAGAACATTAGTAGAGAGTGCAAGTGATAGTAATGTTTTTACTGACGCAGACCATACAAAGTTGAATGGAATTGAAGCAAGTGCAACTGCTGACCAGACCGCTAGTGAAATAAGAACTCTTGTTGAAAGTGCCAGTGATAGTAACGTGTTTACTGATGCAGACCATACTAAGTTGAATGGAATTGAAGCAAGTGCAACTGCTGACCAAACTGCTGCTGAGATAAGAACACTTGTAGAGTCAGCAACAGATTCTAATGTATTTACAGACGCAGATCATTCTAAATTAAATGCTATTGAAGCAGGTGCTACCGCAGATCAAACCAATGCAGAGATAAGGGCAGCAGTAGAAGCTGCTTCTGATAGTAACGTCTTTACAGATGCCGACCACAGCAAATTAAATGCAATAGAAGCAAATGCTGATGTAACAGATGCCACTAATGTAGATGCTGCTGGTGCTGTTATGAACAGCGATCTTGATACTAAAGGTGAAATACTTGTAGGTGATGGCTCTGGTGACCCTACAGCCCTTTCTGTTGGACAGAATGGATATATATTAACTGCTGACAGTTCAGAAGCTACAGGTATTAAATGGGCTGCCAATGCAGGTGGTGGTGGCGGTGGTGCTATCGGTAACGTAGTAGAAGATACTACCCCACAACTAGGTGGTAACTTAGATGTTCAAGCAAATGAGATCAATACAAGCACAACTAATGGCAATATAAAATTAAATCCTAATGGTACAGGTGTTGTTGAGGTAAAAGGTGATGGCAGTAGTGCTGATGGGACACTACAACTCAACTGTTCACAGAATAGTCATGGTGTAAAAATAAAATCACCAGCCCATAGTGCAAGTGCAAGCTATACATTAACTTTGCCTGTCAATGTTGTTAATGGTCAATTCTTAAAAACAGATACAAATGGAGTTTTAAGTTGGGCTGCTGTTGATTTAACTGCTTTAAGTGCATCTAATTTAACTTCTGGAACTGTACCAGATGCTAGATTCCCTGCAACTTTACCAGCAGCGTCAGCAGCTAACCTTACATCTATACCAGCAGGTAACTTAACAGGCACAGTAGCAGATGCAAGGATTTCTGCCCTTACAGCATCTAAACTGACAGGTGCATTACCTGCTATTGATGGGTCAGCTTTAACAGGTGTTGCATCTACAACTGGTGGTGGTGCGATCTACGAGAATAGTGCTACGATTAGTGCATCAAGAACAATCCCATCAGGGTCGAATGGTATGAGTGCAGGTCCTATTGCAGTAGCAAGCGGAATTACTTTAACTGTCAGTTCTGGCAGCGTCTATACAGTGGTTTAATTATGCCTATAACATTAAACGGATCTACAAATGTAATAACAGGACTTGCAGTTGGGGGGTTGCCTGATGGCTGTGTTACGGCTGATGATCTAGCAAGTGGTGTTGGCGGTAAAATTCTTCAAGTTGTTCAAGAGGCTAAAACTGATCAGACTTCTGCATCTGTCGGTGCATCACCTGCATTATCAACTGATTTAATTTCCAAAGCTATTACACCATCAGCGACAAGTAGTAAAATATTAGTAAGAGCTAATTTGATAGTAGGTATAAGTGACGATAAACAGGTATTTACACAACTATTTAAAGATGGTTCAGCTATTGCTGGAGCAAAAGGAATAACAGGAACTAATAGGCAAATGATTTCTGGAGGTGTTTATATCACAAGTACCGGTAGGATTGGAATGATTACACATGAGTTTTTAGATTCTCCAAACACTACAAGTTCAGTTACTTATAGTTATAGATTTAGTCACGACTCTAATTCATCTAAAACTATCTACCTAAATAGAGATCATACAAATAGTGATAATAGTAATGCCTCCAGAGGTTACTCAAGCATCACACTTATGGAGGTAGCAGCATAATGTCCAAGATTTCACTCAAACACTCAGGCGGTAATGTTGTTTCACTCAATTCTCCAACTTCCGCACCAACATCGGCAGACGTAGCATTTAAACTACCAAATGCTGATGGTACATCTGGGCAGGCCATTGTTACAGATGCTTCGGGAAATTTATCATTTGCTGGTACAGGTAAAATTCTTCAAGTAAAACAAACACTTAAAACAGATACTTTTTCAACCAGTGTTTATGGTTATACCAATATTACTGGATTAAGTGTAGCAATAACTCCCACATCATCTAGTAATAAAATATTAATTATTGTACACCTAACAGGGGCTGGAACTAAGGATCAGACAAGAGTAGGGTATCGTATTTTTAAAGATGGAACTACTGCTCTTGGTAGTGGGGATGCTGCTGGAAATAGAGTAACAGGATTTGGTGCTATTTATCATCCAAGTGACCAACACTCAGTAGCGACTGTTTCGGCCACTATACTTGATACTCCAAGTGATACAAGCTCTCATACATACCAAGTTCAAACAAGTAATCTCAGTAATAGTGGTAGTAATTATATAAACAGATCAGAGACCGACACAGATGCTTATTATTCTATGCGTTCTTCTTCATCAATAACAGTAATGGAGGTAGCAGCATAATTGCTATCTTCTATAATTAAGGAAAAACTATTATGGGCTTAGATCACGAAGCTATTTACGAAGCTTACAAATCAGAAGCAAAACCTGTTGTTTCTATAGATGACTCTGCTGGAGCGTTTGACGCTGACGGAGCTTCAGTAACACTAGACAATGCGAAGGTGGCAGCAGCTAGAAAAGCATTGGACGATGCAGCAGCCCTTATAGCGTACAAGTCAAAGAGAACTGGTGCTGATGGTACAACAGATACCATATATGCTTCTATAGGAGATCAGTTAGATATGCAGTATAAAGATGCTGTAAATGGCACTACAACTTGGAAAGATCACGTTACAGCAGTAAAAGCTAAGTATCCAAAACCATGAGTGAAATCAAAGTAAATTCGATAAAAGGGGTAGGAGCTAGTTCTGCTGCTATTACTGTCAACAATACTGATGGAACGTGTACTGCCAATATTACTAATAACCTAAGTAATAGAAATGTTACGAAAAATTCTGCAATGCAAATTGCACAAAGAGGTACAAGTTTTACTTCTGTTACGTCATCTGCTTATTATTTAGATAGATTTTATTTGTATTTGCAAAATTCATCTGCTGCTTTTACTGTTACACAGTCTACGGATTCGCCAGATGGATTTGGTAACAGTCTTAAACTTGACGTAACAACAGCCGATGATGATATAGCTTCAAATGAAGAAGTAAAATTACAGTACAAATTAGAAGGATTTGATGTCCAAAGATTTGCTAAAGGCACAAGTGCTGCAAAAAAATTTACTTTATCTTTTTATGTAAAAACAACTAAAACAGGTGTTTATTGCGTTAGACTTTATGACAGAGATAATAATAGAGATGTTTCTGGCTCTTACACAGTTTCAGATACAAACTGGAATAGATATACGATAGATTTCCCAGCAGATACTACAGGTGCATTTGGAAATGATAATGGAAGTTCCTTAGAAATTATGTGGTGGTTAGTAGCTGGTTCAGCAGTACAAGGTGGTAGTTTAAATACTGCTTGGAGAACTTCGGCTGATGCAAGTAGTGCAACAGGACAAGTTAATTTTACAGATGACTTAGCAAATGATTGGTATTTGACAGGTGTGCAATTAGAAGCTACTGATACAGGCGTGGCAACAGATTTTGAGCATAGGTCATTCGCACAGGAGCTTGCTTTATGTCAGAGATATTTTATAAGACTTGGTGACGGAGTTTCTGGTGCTACTTATGTAGCAATGGGTATAAGAGCAGGTGCAACAACGACAAGGGCATACATTACATTTCCAACAACAATGAGATCAGCACCGACATTTTCAGAATTTGGTAATTTAACAGTCGGAGATGAACAGGCAGGTGACGCTAACATTACAGCTATTAGAAGTAATGAAGCCACACCAAATGGAGGTCGGGTTCAATTTACCCATGATAGTCATGGAAGTGGGTCTGCTGGTCAAGTTCAATTTATAATTGCAGATGCCAGTACAGATGGTTTAGATTGTTCAGCAGAATTATGATTTACTAATTATGGATTACACTTATAAAAAATACTCAACAGAAAATTCTATTATCAGAAAAGAAGATGGTGCATGTATTCCATGTGACCCTGCAAACACCGATTATCAAGAGTACCTTGCGTGGGTAGCAGAGGGAAATACAGCCGAAGCTGCTGATTAGTGGACATACCAGAAGTTAATCTGCCTGATACAGATTATATTCTTGTACCACCTAAAACAATTTTTTATCCACCTGTGGCAGAGATTCCATATCTAGACCCTGTACTTCTTCCAAGTCTGGAACAGGTAGAGTCGGGTTTGGGAGGTCAGGAATCTTCTGTTGAAGAAGAAAAAGCATCTTCAAAGGAGGGAGAGTTAGAAGTAAAACCAGAGACAATACCGACAAACCTGCCAAACACCAAAGAAACTTTATCAACTGAAGAACCTATAGCTACATTCAATATACCATTTATAAACTATGAATTTCCAGTACCCTCGCCAGAGGTGATTGCATCAAGTGTCATAGCATCTGGTGTTAGTGCTACTGCTGCCGTTACAGGTTCGATAGTTTTACAAAGCGTTATTAATCAACTAAAGAAAGTAATGACAAAGATATTTAAAAAGGTACTTAAGAAAGAAATTGCAGATAACAAGAAATAAGGTATAGTATATTTACAAGTCTTTCTGCCGATCTCACGTTTAGGTTAACTAACCTCTGACCTAAATTAAGTGTGCTACGAAAGACAAGGGGTTGTAGGAACCAGACCTGCTTGATCTCGTTGAACTCAAGAATCCGTCAATGCAAAGCAACGGATTTATGAAATGCCAAATGTAAGCGGAAGCTTCAGCTCCATACCTCCTCTACAGAACGTCAGTTCCTACTTAAATTTGTCAGGATTAGCTTTTACATAACTTCTAATATTTATTACGTCATTGCAAATATAAGCAAATTCTGATTTAGGGTTAATCATATAACCTGATGCGTGGAGTTGTGAACACTTTAAAACTCTCACTAATTGCTTATCATGTATATTTTTGTCTAGTTCTTCTTTGGCTAGTTTTAGCTTTACGTCTGCTAAGTCTTGACAGGTCTTATTATTAACTCCTAAAGGAACCATAAAAGACATCTGAAAACCCCAACCTTCATTGATACTATACGTTTCACTTTCAGTATTCTCTGCATCATTACCTGTATAAAAAGGGGTAAATGACATTGTTGGTTGACTACATACTAAATTTCCAAACTGCTGCTTACCTGTCATTCCATTATTAATATTCATATTCTGATTGATAATACTGGAATTACCAACAGCATTAGGTTGAGCCTGTACGTTTGTATCGCCTTCGGCTCTTGCTTTATTACTGACTAAAGACAGACAAAGAAGTGATAACGCTAGTAGTCGTAATCGCA